GTGAGAGCGCAAGAGCCGGTACAGCCGACCGAAGAGGAAATCAAGGCTAGAATGCAGGAAAGCTTTGACTTCCAAATCTCCAGAGCCCAACAGGGACTTGGGGTTACGACAGAAACCGGCCTCAGCAGCAACACTGAGGAAGCACTGTTTCACTACGCTACAGACCTGTCGGCGGAAAGCCTTGCCACTGCCCAACTTGCACTGCGGCTGGATCTGTTAGGGGTTAACTTAGATGGCTAGAAAAACGCGCGACCCAGACAAGATCGTCCGCGACTGGAAAGGCCGGTTCTCGCGCACGGCGGGGCATAAGCAATCCGCTAACACCAAGGCACTGCGCAAGGGCATTACGGAACGTCGCGCAGCAGTTGCCGAGGCAGCAGCGGAGTCGCGTAGACCGGCGCCAAACACCAAGCACGCCAGCTACATTCGCGTGCCTAGCCCAGACGCGCGTGCGAGCGTCGAAGACTACGGTATGCGCTACAAGCCCAGCAATGCGAAGGTCGTAGAGCAGGCCCGAGCTATGGACAAGAGCTTGTGGGAGAAGCTGCCGGTAAAGAAACTACCCGCGCGAACACCGTTGGAAGCCAACGAAGAAACGATCAAGCTGCGGCACGTCGCCAAGGTTGTTAACGGCGAAGAGGATTTCCGCGAGGGCTACGTAACTCAGCTGTGGCGCGCAGACGACGGCAAGCTGCATATCGTGGACGGGCATACGCGGACGGCAATGTACTACGCGCTTAACAAGCCCATGCCGGTGCAGATACTCGACGCAAAGACGTTGGCGGAGTTTACATCTGGCGTGCAAGACGTCAAGAAGGAAAGCCTCATCCCCGACAACGTGCATACGAGTCCCAAGATGCAAAGCAAGCTCCGCACTAGGGAGTGGAAGCTCGACAAAATGGGATTCGTGAACGACGTTGCCGGGTTCAGCACGCCTAGCCAAATAGCTGGCGAAGACAACCCCGCTATCGACGCACCGAAGCGCGCCGAGGTTCTGGAAGTTGCGGAAGAGGCTTTCGTCAAGGCTGTCGATGCCGCGCCAGAGATTCGCGCGAGTATGCGCCGAGTTGTCGCCGCCATGGGCGGAGATATGCAGCGCGAGTACGACGTTGAGCACGACGGAATCCCAACTGCCTCAAAGCAATTGCACTCCATCTACCGCAAGCTGCAAAAGGAGATGTTGGAGCAGGGCAAGGATGACCCCAAAGACATTGAGCTGAAAGACACCGTTCGATTTAGCGCAACGTTCGATGAAAGCAACTACGTCGATGCCGTTAACGAGATGCGAAAGGTGTTGGTAGAAGCCGGAAATAAGCAAATCAAACCTGCGCCGATTCTGAACGACGGCGCTGGCGGTTGGGAGCTTGGCGGATACCGAGGAATCAACTTTGCGTTTGAGTCGAGTAACGGCGTGCAGTTTGAGGTTCAGATACACACCAAGAAGAGCCTAGAGTGCGCGGAAATAAACCATAGGTACTATGACCTTTCGCGTAAGTCCGAGGCCGAAGTGCAAGAGGCTATGGACAGCGGCAAGGCGGAGAAGGCGACGGGTGTTCCGCCGAGCAAGTTCCCGACAGCGGCGCAGTACATTGGCGAACTTAACCGCATCATGAACGCTAACGCCGAACAGGTGCCGTTGCCTAGCGGTGTTGCCGTTATCGACAAGGATGGCAAGCGAAAGTTTGTGCTGCGCAAGACTTCTGGCAAGGAATACACAAGCGCCAGTACAGGGCAGGCAATAAAGAAACCATCGAAGCTATGGTGAAAGGCTAAGGGGCACAAGTGTTTTACTACTTTAACGGCGGCAACCTCGCCGGGTTTGAGAATGACCCGCAGGGCGGACCTGGCAGCGAGCCATGCGCTGCAGTTGTGTGGCGCAAGGGCGAAGGCGGCTGGGAATGGGTGCCTTACACCGAGCTATCGCTGTTCATGACGGTTGCTTGGAGCGGCGATTACGACTACGTTCCGCCCGACAAGCTTGAAGCAATTCAGAAACTAGTGGAGGCGAAAGGCTAACTGTGCCAACACTTCTGAACCCGTACCTCATTTACGACACACAGATCGACGGGCTGCCGCTATGGCAGCCGAATGAGCGTACGCAGCAGCAGATTTTGGCGAGTGATGCTCGACACCGGCTTTGGTGTGCAGGCCGACGCAGCGGTAAGTCGGACCTCGCGCGCATGTTGATTCCCGAGGCGTACCGCGCGTACTTTATGCAGGACGAGCTACGCAGGCGGGGTATACGCATGGACTACTGGCTCGTGGGACCGCAGTTCTCTGATCCCGAGAAGGAATTCCGCGTACTGTGGAGAAGTGTTGAGCGACTTGGGATGCCGCTCGACAAGCCGGGTAGTTACTACGACCCTATCGGCATGAACATGCACATTAGTTTGTGGGACGGGTTGTTCCAAGTGCACGCGAAGTCTGCGCGCTATCCCGAGCAGCTTGTTGGTGAAGCGTTGCATGGTGTGTTTCTTTGCGAAGCCGCGAAGATGAAGCCGAGCATCTGGGTTAAGTACATACGCCCCATGCTTTCCGACTTTGACGGCTGGAGCATTCACAGCAGCACTCCCGAAGGCTTTAACCATTTCGCCGAACACTACGAGATGGGCCAAGACCCAAGCATACCAGAGTGGTTCAGCTTGCGTACGCCGTCGTGGTGGAATTCGCACGTCTTCAAGACACCGACGAACGATGAAGACGTAACGCGCATAATGGAATTAATGGACGAGCATCGTGGTGCGACACCGCACGCGCTCGCTAGCGCGTACAACCTTGTAATCGACAGCGAAGTGCTTGAGCTGATGACGGACCTAAGCGTCCCAATGTTCAAGCAGGAAATCATGGCCGACTTCAATGTCTTTATCGGCCAAGTGTTTTCGGACTACGACGAGGAATACCACGTAGCCGACCTAAAGTACAACGCGGGTTGGCAGACGTTCGCCGCAGTAGACTGGGGATACACAAACCCGAGCGTTTGGCTGCTAATACAGGTTGGTCCGTGGGGCGAGATTAACGTGCTGTCCGAGGTCTACGAGACGGGCATGACGGCGGTGCAGTTCGCAGACGAAATACTGCGGCGCGGACTATGCCCGCCAAACCTCCAGTGTTTCTATCCCGATCCCGCAAGCCCAGGCGACACAAGGATTTTGAGCGAAGCACTTAAGGTGCCGCACATGGGCAATACGGGCGGAGAGTTAGCGCACCGCATCGACTTAATCCGAAAGTCCTTGCGGCAGAGCAGGGCTGATTACGACGGCGCGACAGCTAGCAAAAGCATGTTGGGTGAATCGGCAGACTTTCGACCGCAGTTGATGTTTGACCGCAGTTGCATTAACACGCGGCGCGATATGTCGATGTACCGCTATCCCGACAACAGCGAAGCACCAGAGCCAGGGCGCGTACGCTTTGAGCAACCGCTGAAGAAGGACGACCATGGGCCGGAAGCGTTAGGCCGGTTCTACGCGGGTTTCTTTGGGGCGCAAAGCCTTTGGGGACAAGCGGGTACGCGCGTAACGAAGGCGAAGGTGTCTCGCAGTCGTCGGCACCTGATGAACTCTCCCGGCATTACTGCGGAAAGTGTTGGCGCGCAACCACTTACACCCAGCAATCCGCTTTGGCAGGCGGGGCACGATAACTTCTTCAGGAGAGGTAAGAATGAATAGCTTGTTGCCCGAGGGTATTCCCGAGATTGTCGATAACGCCAAAGGTGTTGCAGGCCATGTGCCTTGCCAGATCTACGCTATCGGCAACAACGGGCGCAAGTATAAGTTGGGCGACCCGGTTCCGCGCATGACGCTTGAGACTACTAATAAGGCGTTCGCTGCACTAGACTCACTAGCAGCGAAAGCCGGTGGGCTCAAGCGCATTTGGGTGGAGGTCTGCAACGATGCCATTTGATCCGAAGATTTACGACACTGCGCTGATTTCTAGTGTCTGCCAATCACATTGGCCGAAGTACATGAACCGCGCGTCGAAGCAACGGCAGACCCTTGCCAACATTCCGAACGAAGACGACAAGGCTCGCATTACCGCGTACGAGCTTTGGATGGATATGTACCGCAACCGGCCTGAGTTCTTCAAGATCGTCTGCCGCGACGACGAAGACGAAGAGGACGTGGTTGAGATTTACGTGCCGGGTGCGCGTAAGTTGATCGAAGCGACGAATCGTTTTCTCTGCGTTGACTTTGACGCCGTTGTGCAAGAGGACGTTGGGCAGGTAAGCGATCACCAGCTAGCGCAGGATTGGCTCGACAAGACGTTTAAGCGCGAGCGTTTCCATGCACGGTTCGCGCAGCAGAAGCGCAGTTGCATGATCAAGGGAGACGCAATCTGGCACGTTGTCGCGGAGCCATGGAAGCGACCGGGCGAGCGAATCTCGTTGGTAGAGTTGCCGCCTGAGCATTACTTCCCCATCGAAGACCCGAGTACCGGGCGCATTATGGGATGCCACATCGTAGACATTATCTCAAATCCCAGGAATACCAACGAGACTCGCAAGGCGATTCCCGACGAGCTAGCGCGGAGACAGACGTACCGGCGCGTTATCGACGCGAACGGCCACCCGAACGGACAGATCACCAGCGAGCTAACGCTGTGGGAAATCGGCTGCTGGGACGACCGCACCGACGACACCGCAGACAAGCTGAAGATGGTCGATACGGTTACTCCACAATTCGTTCTGCCCCAAGCTATTTCGCAGATTCCGGTGTACCACATTCGCAACAACCCGCCGCAGTTAAGCACATTCGGCATCAGCGAGATTGCCGGTGTCGAGTTGCTCATCAAGTCGATTAACCAGAGCCTGTCCGACGAAGACCTCACGCTTATTACGCAGGGGTTAGGTGTGTACTGGACCGACGCTGCTCCGCCTGTCGATGCCTACGGTAACCAAGTCCCATGGGACATTGGGCCTTCCAAGGTTGTGCAGGTTGGCGCCGAGGGACATTTCGGAAAGGTAAGCGGCACAAGCTCTGTCGCGCCGTACCAGGAACACATGAAGTACATGGACGAGCAGATGCAGCAAGGTGTTGGTGTGCCCGACATTGCTGTGGGCATGGTCGATGTGGCTACCGCCGAAAGCGGAATTGCGTTGCAGCTCAAGCTTGGTCCGCTGTTGGCGAAGAACGCGGAGAAGGAACTAGAGTGGAAGGCTGTACACGATCAGCTCTTCTACGACTTGTTCAACATGTGGCTTCCGGCGTACGAGGGAATTGAGCTTGACGTCGAAGTGCTTGCGGAGACGGGCGACCCTATGCCCGAGAATCGCACCACGAGAATCGCTGAGTTACAACAACTTTGGGATATGGGCATTATGCCGGTCGAGAAGTTGTATATCGAACTCAACGAGCTTGGCTACGACTTTGAGGACGGCGATTTTGAGCAGGCGGTTGCCGACAAGACTATGGCAGCCGGTGCGCAGATGGGCGGAGCGTTCGATCAGCCGGGAGACGGCACTAGCTTTGACCAAGAGCTAGCGGACCTGCAAGAGCCGGAAGACCCGTACGCACAGCAAGATCCCAACGCGCAGAGCAACTTTGGTGGATACAACCTTCCGCCACAGCAAGCTCCGCCGAGCAACAACGGAGCGAAGAAAAACGGTTACAGCTTTAGCGGTGTAGGCCAATAGTCATGGCGCGCAAGGGAAAGCGTAAGAGCAGCGGATACAAGTCCAAAGCTCAAGTGCGCTGGGCCTTTGCCACCAAGCAGCCGTTCGCTCGACGCTGGGCGCGAGAAGCGAAGCGCAAGGCGGGAAAGAAAACGTGGTTTCGTAAGCTGCCGAGGCGGAAAGGGGCACCGAAGCGTGGCAAGGCTTAAACCCAAATACACTGAGCCGTATGGCTATCGGAAGAACTGGTTTGAGCGGTACATGGGGCTAGAAGGCCGCATGAAGTCCCGAGTGTTCCGCGAGCTATGGGCTGCTGCGGGTGCGGCGAAGGCGATTACCGACTCGACACTTGGCGACAACCGCGTAAGCCGTATCGCAACGCGCGGCCAGCTTTCGTTGGTGCGCAAGGAGATTCACGAAGTCATTAACGTGCTGTTCCTCGACAAGATCAAGCGAATTCTGGTCGATGGGCGATACGACGCGGCAGAGGCCGCTATGCGCGCACGGCTGAACGATGACAAGAAGTACCTAGTCGAAATCTACCGGCTGCAAAATCCCAGAGATTACAAGGCTTTTGAAGCCGCGCAGATTGCGCAGGCACGTCGCAACGTCGATGCCATGATGCGCCGCGTAACAGGCGAGAGCTACATACCGTTAGCCCAAAGTGTTTACCGCAGTAGGGATTTGAGCCGTGGCTACGTAGACCGAATCATTAACGTCAACCTTGCTCGCGGCGCCAGCGCGCGCGATTTGGCGAAGCAAGTGCAGGACAGCATCAAGCCGACCGTACCAGGCGGAGTAAGTTACGCGGCTATGCGTCTCGCGCGTACGGAGATTAACAATGCCTTCCATACGCAAGCTATGTCGGACATTGAGGACAATCCCTTTGTCGGACAAGCGGTTTGGCATCTGAGTGGCGTGCACAAGCCTGATCCCGGCGACCCTTGCGAGAAGTACGCAGCTATCGGCACGTTCGATAAGGACAAGATTCCATTTAAGCCGCACCCGCACTGCCGTTGCTTTATCGTCCCAAAGACCATGGAATGGAGCGACTTTGAGACCGCGCTCATGCGGGGAGATTTCGACCGTGGTACAGAAGCACAAATTGCCTAACTCAAATCGTGCGCAATCCGGCCTGGATGCGCTACACTCGCAGCAACCGAAAGGAATGTCTTGAGTAACACCGAAGCCAACGGGCAAGCGCAAGAGGGCACCGCAAATAGCGATCCCAATTCCAAAGGCGCAGAAGGCAATTCGGAGACCAGCACTGTCGATGACGTGTTGGCAGAAGACGCCAAGTACGAGCAGGAACGCGCTAACGCAATCAAGATGAAGTCCGAGCTTACGTCGGCGCAGGAACAGCTTGAGGCAATGCAGCGGACGCAGCGTACCGCCGAGGAAAACCAGAAGCGCGATATGGACCGGCTCAAGAAACTTGAGACCGAGTTCGATCAGTTCAAGAAGAGCACGTTTTTGGAACTTGCAATCGGCAAAGAGACGAAGTTCGATTGGCACCCGAATGCCATTGCCGACGTTCGCAATTCGATCGACTTCACCAAGGTTGTCTTCAGCGAACTGAAGGACGGCGCAATGACCGTCGAAGGTTTGGACCTTGAGCTGAAGCGCATTGCGCAGGAGAAGCCGTACCTGCTCAAGCCCAAGGCGGAGGGGCAAGGCAGCCGCTCCAAAGACCAGGGCGCACAAGACAATTCGCCACAGAACATTCCGAGCGGGGCGCACCCGTTCGGTAGCTCGACTGGCGGCAAGACCGCCGACACCGATTTGCTCAAAAAGTACAAGATCGCCTGAGAGGGTTAAGAAATGACCGCACCTACACTTCCGCCGCTGAACAACCGCGACGTGCCCGACCACTCGGGTGTGCCTGCTGGTACCGGCAAGGCGCGTTACGACAAGACTGATCCTTACGGCGGCACCTTCCGCGCGTATCTCGCCCAGGATTGGCCACCGAACTTGGTAGGTAAGGTAATTGGCGTCAGCATCGACGCTGCCGGGAAGCTTGTTCCTGGAGCTAGCGGCAAGAGCGGCCTTGTCGGTGTGATCGTGCTTACGCAGGCGCACCGTGTTACCGAGGGCCAGGTTGACGTTATGCGGTTCGGCTGCATCGTCGGTTTTCAGCCGACTAAGTTCGACTATTCTGAACCGCCAAAAGTAGCGAACGCTGCGGAAGATACTGCTGCTGCTGGCACAAAGTATTTCGCAGACGCAACAACCGGAATCGTTTCCGCCAAGACGAGCGGAGTTTACGTCGGTACTACTCTCGGTGCCGACCGTCTCGAAGTTAACGTCAAGCTTTCGTAATCTGTTGGTCCTCAAGGTAATTCAGGAGTAAGAAATGGCAAACACTGGACAGGCCAACACCGGCATGTTGACTCAGGCTGACATTGTCACCAAGTCGTCGGACGGCATCGACCTCAACGATCTCTGGATCGAATTCCAAAACGTTACAACGCTTTTCAACCAGCACAAGGCTGGCTTGATTTCGATGCTGACGTTCTCGGTTACGTCGAACATCGAACTGGTTCCGCAGATCGGTGATCTGGTTTTCGAGGAAGCGTCGGAGTTCGGCATTCCTCGCGCCGGGAACACCAACATCAACTACTACCAGCTTGCGTACGACTTCAAGGACTATGATCTGCGGATCGGCTACACCTGGAAGTTCCTGCGTGACGCGAACAGCGCGCAGATCCAGACCATTCATACCAAGGCTTTTGACGCCGACCGCGAGTTGGTCTTCGGCAAGGTCATGGAGGCAGTGTTCGACAACCGCACTCGGTTGGCGCGCATCGACGGTCTGCAGTACAACGTTCATCCGTTCTACAACGCAGACGGTACTGCCCCGCCCAAGTACAAGGGCGTGACATTCGACGGGAATCACTCGCATTACAAGTGGTACGCAAGTGCAACACTTGATCCCAAGAATGTCGAGGATGCAATCCGCGATCTGCAGTCGCATGGCTACGGACGCGACAGCGGCACGCGCGTCGTGATCTTCGCTAACAGCGGCACGGTTGCAAACGAGATTATGCAGTGGCGGCGTGGGGCTATTCCCCCAGGAGCCGGAAAAACTTTGGCAGACGCGCCCAAGTACGACTTCATTCCCTCGGTCGATCAGCCTGCGCAGTTCGTTCCGAATGGTGGTCTGCTGGGCGACGTTCCGCCGAATCGCTGGAATGGTCTCGTCGTGGAAGGCAGCTACATGAATGCCTACGTCATTGACGAGCCGACCATTCCTCCCGGCTACGCGCTCGTATTGGCAACGGGCGGAGCAGGTTCCGCCGAGAACGTTGTCGGTGTGCGCGAGCACGCTTCGCCAGAATGGCGTGGGCTGCGGCTGCTGCCGGGTAACCAGATGCGTTACCCGCTGCTCGACAGCTACTACATGCACGGTTTCGGCACCGGCATTCGTCAGCGCGGCGCAGGCATCGTCATTCACTTTGCCGCTGCCGCAAAGGAATACGTGCCACCTGCTCAGTACACCGTTGGCAACACTGGCTACGACGTGAATAACTCGCAGTCGCAGGCGTACATCAACACTCCGTAGTTAGGGGCAGGAAACAGCATGGCGCTTGATCTTGATCCATTCTCGCACGCTTACACTGCGGAAGAGATTGCTCATCTGAAAATGGCTTCGGATAGCTACAGTCTCGGGATCAATCGCCAGCTGTTTCCTGCCAACTACGCACCGCCGCAACAGCTTTCGGTTACTGAGTCTTTGAACAATCTTCCTGGTGAGTTTGTCGATGGGCATAACCCGTACGTGGAACCAAAGCATGTTCCGGTGCACTGCAACGGTTTTGGTGACGCACCGGCAGACGTAGTGGAAGAGATTACACCACTTACCGTCGAGGAACTACGCGCGGAGCTAGACGCTATCGGTGTTGCTTATGAGAAGGGCGCAACGAAAACCAAGCTCCGCGACACGCTCGCGGTTGCTTGGGCTGCAATGTAAGGTGGTGTAATGGTTTCCGTACCGGGCAGCAGCACCACTAGCACTACTACGACGACGACAACCAACGTTGTCCAATTCCCTACTCTGCCAATGCAATTGGCCGGCCCCATTCCATTAACGGATGCCATTGCCGACATTATTATCTCTACATACCTTCCCGCCGAGGCTATCGACTACGGCTGGGATGCTGCGCTTGTAAAGACACGTTGGGCCGGTAGCATCTCTGCGACCGTACGGCTGTATTGGCTTATGCGCGTTAACGATACGGCGAGCTATATCGACATTAGCGAGCCAGGTGGCAGCTTCCAACTTACCAAGCAGTGGCAGCAGGCGAAAGCAATGCTTGAGTACTGGGACGGCGTAATTCTCAAAGAGAAAACTACCGAAAGGGTAGCCGCCTCAACATCTTTCGGTTCCATTCGCGCGCGTAGGCGGGGGAACAACGATGGTTGTTGCTAGTAACCCTCCGCAGCCGCCGCAGTTTGCGCGCGGCAGCGTGCCCGTTACAGGGCAGCACAGTACCTCCGCAGCCGACCGACTAACGCAGACAATGCGCAAGGCGTACGACATTTACCTCGGCATCCGTGGAATCGAAATTATTCTTATCCCTGGCACCGGGCAGAAGGTTCCGAAGCCTGGAGGCGGAGCGGACTACGTTGCCGAACCACCAAGGGCCGCACAGATTTTCGTACTTAGCCAGATCGACACCGGGGATGCAAAACAGCGAAGCATGTTGGACGAGAACATAATTCGGCGCCAGCGGTTCTACCTCACAGGCCGGTACGACGTTGTTATGCGCAACGGCGACGAGTTTGAGTTCAAGGGTATGCGCTACACGTTAGAGAACGTGGACTACTCCAAGGACTACAAAGTTACCGCCGAGGTATCCGCTTACCCAGGAGATTTCGGCCATGGCTAAAGTCGAGTTCAAGCTAGACACCGTGCGAATCTCCAAGGCGGCCAAAGCACTTGGGCCGAAGATCGAAGACCGCGTAAACGCGACGATGATCTTTGGTGCGGCAAAAGGCATGGAGCATATGAAGTTAAACGCTCCCTGGACCGACCGCACGGCTAACGCTCGCGCGGGATTGCATACGGTGCCGTACGTCGCGGAGAAGCACAAGACGATTACATTTGCGCATACGATGAGCTATGGCATTTGGCTTGAGGTCTGCAACAACGGCAAGTATGAAATTATCATGCCGTCCGTTCTGCATAGCGGTAAGGCGATCATGAAGAGCCTTAACAACACACT